ATGTTGCTAGACGGCAACGCGTTTATCCGCGTGTTCTCTAACCAGCGTGGCGAAGTTGTAAACCTAACCGTCCTCAACCCAATGACCGTAGTCGTTCGCCGTAATGGTCTAGGCCAGTTGCAATTTACCGTCGACGGCGAGGACACACCGCTAACGTCTGAGGAAATCGTATTCATTCCGGACGTAATGAAGCCAGGCGACATCCGAGGCGTTTCCAGAATCAAGGCCGCCGGCGAAACCTTTGGACTAGCCCTAGCCCTAGAGCGCTACGCATCGACCTTCTTCGGTCAGGGAACTAACCTAAACGGCGTTATCGAGTTCCCAGGAATGCTGAACCACGATCAGGCTCAGGCACTCGCGTCAAGCTTCGACTCACGTCATAAGGGCTGGAAGAAGGGACACCGAACCGGCGTTCTATCCGGTGGAGCCAAGTTTGTTTCTACTCAGATAGACCCAGAGAAGTCGACGCTGGTAGATTCCCGCAACCAGTCCATCGCGGACGTTGCAAGAATCTTCAACGTTCCACCGCACCTACTCGGCCTAAACGTTGGAATGAGCTACGCATCGGTCGAGCAGACTAACCTCGCTTGGGTTACTCACGGACTCCGACCAGTCATTGCCAAGATTGAAGGCGCTATCTCTCCCCTACTCAGGAGGTCACCAGGCGGCGCTGGAGCGTTTATCAAGTTCAACCTAGACGGATTACTACGCGCCGACCTTCAGTCGCGCACGTCGTCTTACAGCACAATGCTTCAAGCTGGCGCAATGAGCATCAACGAGGTTCGCTCGCTGGAGGATCTACGACCAATCGACGACACGGCAGCACAACAACCACGCGTCCCGCTGGCGAACGTAAACCTAGACGGTGCAGACCTAAAGGCACTACGCGAGCGCGTAACCATGGTTCGCGATCTAGTTCTCGCTGGCTTCTCTCCAAGTGAAGCACTAGCCGCGATGGGTGTTACACCTATCGACCACACCGGACTGCCAAGCGTCCAGCTACAAGGCATCGCACAAATCGACCCAGAGAACCCTGAATCCGCATACGAGGTATAAATGCTAAACACGAAGCAAGTAGCCGTCGGAACCGCAGCGGTTCAAATTGTCGGGACTTATTCCAACCCCGTTCAAATCATCCTGCACAACGGCGTCAAGTCCAGCAACGAATACATCTGGTTTGGTGGCAGTAGCGCGGTGACGACTTCGACCGGCGCGCACCTAGACGACGCCGCTACTTACCAGCTAATCATTCAGCCAGGTAATGAGCTTTGGGCAATCACCGACACGGGAACTAAAACACTTCATGTTATCTGGCAGGTTCTTTAGTGCCTTATTTCATTAGCCAAGATACTTCGTGCCCAGCGTGGGCAGTCGTCAAAGAGGACGGCGAAGTCTTGGCTTGCCATGACACGAAAGAATCGGCAATCGACCAAGCGGTTGCCGTATCACTTGCGGAAGACACCGAGTATCTAGGCGAACTAGAAAACCGCCAAGTCAACCTAGCACCGCCGGCATACTTCCGAGCAAGCGCTAGACGTGGGCTTAGGTGGGTCGAAGAAGGTAGAGCTGGCGACGGCTTACTAGATCGCACCATCCGCGAAGCTAGGGCAATGGCCGAGGGAAACATCACCGCTGACAAGTGGGTAAGGCTTCGAGCATTCCTAGCCCGTCACATGGTGGACTTCGACGCACCAGCCGCGAATCCTAACTCCGACGACTATCCAAGCCCAGGCGTCGTAGCCGTGGCGCTATGGGGTGGCGGTGGAACCCGACGTTCTGCACAACGCGCTTTAGACTATGCGACTGGTGTAGTTGATAGACTAAATGAAGAAAACGAAGGCCGCACGAAAGGCGATACCTTGAGCAAGCTAGAAACACGCGTATTCGAATTCGACTTGGAGCTACGCGAAGACGGCGACGACATGAGCCTTACCGGTTACGCCGCAATGTTCAATTCACGTTCTGAGAACCTTGGTGGCTTCACCGAAGTAATCGCACCAGGCGCTTTTAGCCGTTCGCTAAAGTCCCGCAACGACGTCAAGCTTCTATGGAACCACGACACTAGCGCCGTGCTGGGATCTACCCGCGCCGGAACGCTAACACTTATCGAGGACGAGAAGGGCCTACGCGTAGACGCCAAGCTGCCAAACACCAGCCACGGCCGCGACGCTCGCGAACTAATCAAAAGAAAAGACGTCACCGGCTTTAGTTTTGGATTCTCAATTCCAGGCAAGGGTGGCGACGACTGGAACGCTGAGGGAACTGAGCGCACTCTAAAGTCCGTAAGACTTCACGAAGTTTCACTAACCCCGTTCCCTGCATACACCGCAACCAACGGCACGGCATCGGTTCGAGGTCTAGACAAGATCGCGCAGCGAGCCGACGTCGACGCTGACCAGCTCGCTGACGCACTACTCAAGGTCGAGCAAGGCGAGGAAATTACCAGCGACGACCGTAACCTTCTATCAAAAGTTATCGACACGCTATCGCCAGCTCCAGAGCCAGAGGCTAAGCCAGTCGACGACGGCCTTCTAAAGCTCAAGAAGCTAAAGGCAGACCTACTAATGAAGGGCATCTAATGGCTACATTCGACGAAGTCAAAGCCGTAATTCTAGACGTAGCGGGCAACCCTACGTCCGGAGCGATCGCAGACTTGGCCGACACTTGGGCGGCCGCTATTGTTTCACTAGACCAACCAGTCCCATACAACCTAAACGCCAGAGACGGCGACGGTGACGGAATGGTTCAAGACGGGACGTCATTCGAGCGTCCGACGAAAAAAGAAACGCGTGTAACCAAGCCGACCGAAATAAGGTAGTTCCCCTGCTACTGAGTCGCCAAGCTGCGGTTCTTCTCCCTGGTGTCGCTTTCCGCCAGGGAGTTTCTTTTGCATAGGTGTTGTAAACTATTTACATCGACTGAGCGTTAGCGCCGTCGTCTTAGTTGAGCGTCAACGCCACTATTCAATCCGTAAAAACTATTAGGAGACACTAATGTCTGACTTCATCAAGAGGCAGCAAGAACTCCGCGCGAACCTTTACGAGCAGATCAAAGATGTTATCGAGACTGCCGAGACTGAGAACCGTGGACTTGACGCCGAGGAAATGCAAAAGATTGGCCGACTAGAGGCCGACATGGACAGCGCAGCACAGTCCATCGAAACCGCTCAGCGCGCCGAGGAGCGCAAGCTAGAGGTTGCTACCGCAGCCGCCGGCTTTGTTCCAGCTGTAGAGTCACGTTCCGACGCTGACATCTTCCGCGCAATGGCAGCCGGTGAGGTTCGTGGCCACACCTTCAACCACGAAAAGCGCGCGCTAGTTCCATCCGTAAACACCGTTCCAGTTGGATTCCTAGACCAGGTCTATGGCTTGGCTCGACTAGTCGGCCCAATGCTGGACGTATCCGACGTAATCACCAGAACTTCTGGCGAGTCGCTACGTATCCCGACTTACACCGCTTACAGCACCGCCGCGCAGTATGCCGCTGGTTCTGCAATCGCTGAGTCCAACCCAACCTTTGACTCCGTTCTTCTTACCCCTAAGAAGATTGGTTTCACCGTGCAGATTGCTAACGAGCTTCTAAGCGACTCCGGCTTCGACATCGAGTCCGTAATCGCTGAGCAAGCAGGTAACGCAATCGGTTTCAAGATCAACGACCTTGCAACCGTCGGAACTGGAACCACCGAGACCACCGGTATCGTTACCGCAGCTGGCTCAGGTGTAACCGCAGGAACCACCAGCTTCACCGCTGACAACCTGATCGACCTTCAGTTCTCACTAGACGGAGCTGCTCGCAGACTCCCAGGTGTTGCTTACATGGCAAACACCGCAACCGTGGGCACAATGCGCAAGCTAAAGGACGGGGACAACTCATTCCTTTACGCCGTAAACGTTGGCGCTCCAGACACCTTCGCAGGTTTCTCGGTTGTTGAGAACCCAGCTATGGCAGGTATCGGAACTGGCGCTAAGTCGGTAGTCTTCGGACACCTACCTAGCTACAAGATCGTTACCACCGGTCTAGAGGTTGCAACTTCGACGGACGCATACTTCGCGAACGACGTAACTGCATACCGCTTCACCTACCGCATGGACGGCGCGCTAACTCACGCCAGCCATGTCAAGTATTTGGTTCACGCATAATCTGAACTAAAACAGGTTCCGGCCCTCGCGTTGTAGGTTGCGCGAGGGTCGGTTCTTTTTTGCTAGGGTTATGCCATGCCTACTACAAAACTAAACGGCGTGGTATCACTAGCCACCAATTCAATCGGAGCACCTACCGGCTACGGAGTCCAAGGACAATACCTAGCCGAGCGACTACTAAAGCACGGGGTCAAGGTTTCGAATCTTTCGAATTACGGCCTAGAGGGTCGCATCGACAAAATCAGAACTAGGCACGGCGACGTCGCACACTACCCGCGTGGCTATCGGCTTTACTCCGACGACGTAATGGACAAGTGGCACGAACACTTCTCCAGCCAATTTGCAAAGCTAAAGAATGTTCTATTCACGCTTTACGACGTATGGGTTTACAACGACCTAAAGTATGACGGCGAAATAGTTTCATGGGTTCCGCTGGATCACATCACGCTACCGCCAGGCGTTCGCAAGTTTCTAATGCGCACGAACGTTACACCGGTAACAATGAGTCCGCACGGCAAGCGCCAGCTCGACGCCGCAGGTATTGACAACGTCTACATTCCTCACGCCATCGACACTAAGGTATTCAAGCCAACCGACGAATGCTTCGGTATGCCAACGCGCAAGTATCTAGAAGTTCCCGACGACGGGTTCCTAGTGTCAATCGTCCAGGCTAATAAGGCCAACGGGCAGATTCACCGCAAGGCTTTAGCCGAACAGCTATTCGCGTTCGCCATGTTCCGTAAAGAACATCCAGACGC